GCTACTGCAGGAGTTGCAGGAGCTTAAAGAGTCGCTACAGGATTCGGCGATTCGCGGTGGTGACCCAGATTCACAGCGACTGTTGCTCAAGACGCTAGAGGTAATTGGCAAGCGACTTGATGCACAGAAGGTAGACATTGACGAGAATCTGCTGAAGCTATCTCGGTTCCAGGAGCAGATCTTGCTACGTGGCATGAACTCAGCGCTTGACTTTGCTAAGAAGCAGCTGGCTGAGAAGTACCCAGAGATTCCAGTGTATGAGCTGGATGAATTGGTTGCAGATGGATTGCTGCGAGCTAAGTATGAGATTATGGAAGAAGAGGGCGCATGATAATTGACATGACCTTTGATAACGTAATTGCAGAACTGCGTAAGCGTTCAAAGAAGGCCGAGTACCTCGTTGACCCAGCACTATGGGCCAAGGAGGTGCTTGGCAAGCACATGTGGTCTAAGCAGCGTGAGATTGCAAAGAGTGTTGTTGAGAACTCGCACACTGCTGTGGTGTCATGTAACGGTGCTGGAAAGTCTGGGCTAGCAGGAATGCTAGGAGCATGGTGGATCGCCACACATGATCCATATGATGTGGCGCTGATTTGTTCGGCACCGACCTACGTACAGATTGCTCGTGTGCTTTTTCGAGAGCTCGCAGATAACTTTACACTTGCTAAGAACAATGGGCACCCACTGCCAGGTTACATTACGCAAGGACAGGAATGGAAGCTAGATGATGGAACCGTTATTGCGTTTGGTCGTAGACCTGCGGATAAAGATATCGTTAGTGCGTTTCAGGGTATCCACCGTCGTTACGTCATGGTTATACTGGATGAAGCAGGAGGTATTCCCGAGGATCTATATACCGCTACTGAAGCTGTTACTAACACTGAGGGTGCTCGAGTACTGGCAATTGGAAACCCAGACAATCGAGGGACGCCGTTCCATAAAATTTTCCGTGAAGATCCGACGTGGAATAAACTAAAGATCTCAGCATACGACACTCCAAACTTTACTGATGAAAAGCATGAAGTGCCAGAGAGTCTATTGCCACTTTTGATCCAGCCAGCCTGGGTTGAGAAGCAGAAGATTTCATGGGGTGAGACGTCTGCACGATTTAGATCAAAGGTTTTGGCTGAGTTCCCAGATGAAGCAGACAATACCTTCTTTACCCAGACCAACCTAGATGTTGCCATTGATACCGACATTCCAGAAGATCTGGAAATGCGAGCAGTTCTCGGCGTGGACGTTGCCCGCTTTGGTGAGGACGATTCGGTCGTTTACATTAATCGCGGTGGGCGCTGTCGAAAGCTGGATAACTGGAACAAGGCAACAGCAATTGAAACAGCAAACAGAATTCATAGATTGGCAGTTGATAATGGGGTATCTGAAGTTCGCATTGACGCTGCTGGCCTCGGTGGCCCTGTCGTTGACCTTGTCGCTAACTTGGCTGATAATCGCTACATCGTGGTTTCTATGCTGGGCTCTGCTGCGTCTCCTGACAAAATGCGTTGGCTTAATTCTCGTGCTGCCAATTATGATCATCTCAAAGAACAGATCTCTGATCGCAAGATTGACCTCGACCCTGAGGACAAAACTCTCCTAGATGAGATCCTGATGATTCAATACAAGTTCACCAACAAGGGTGCTATTCAAATTGAGTCAAAGGATGATATGCGATCCCGTGGTGTGAAGTCTCCTGACCACCTGGATGCCCTTGTGTATGCTACAGCTGACCTAAGTAACATCATTGGATCACCATATGCCGATAAAAAGGCTGGTGACATGATTACTTTTGACAATATGCAGCTAGATTCAAAGGATCCTTTCCTTAGCCTTTGGACCTGGTAATCAATTTTAGTCCCACTTTGGGACATAATAGAATTGTTTTAACACGAAATTAAGGAAAAAATAATGGATTTTAAGAAGCTGTCTGAGGAATTTGCGGCCATGAGCCAGGAGAATGAATTCCTCAAGGAGTCTTACTCGAGCATGGCTCAAGCGATCTTGGCGTTTGACGATGCAGGATGGGACACTGCAACCAGTGCAACTGGTGGTGGAAGCTTCTCCCTAACCGAGCTGCAGGGTGCAGCTGCTCGAATTCGCGAAAGCAGCGAAGGAAATCCACTTTTGAAGCGAGGCTGTGGTCTCCGAACTAGCTACATCTTTGGGCGTGGTGTAGAGTTTGGAAATATGCAGCCTCGCTTCCAGAAGATCTTTGACCTGCCACAGAACCAGGACGTTTTGTTCAGCCCAGAGGCGCAGGTAACTAACGAACGTAGCCACTTCACTGATGGTCAGTTCTTTGTTCTTGGCAATATATCGACCAAGACCTTCCAGCGTGTGCCATTTGATCAGATCACCGCTGTTGTAACCAATCCAGATGATTCAGAAGACGTGTGGTACTACCGTCGCACCTGGACTCGCAAGGCAACTGACCTTAGTGGTAATGGTGGCAAGGAAACCGAGATGAATGTCTGGTATCCAGCTGACACTTACACTCCAGCGAACAGCCGTTTTGTTGGTCGAATCCAGAACCAGCCAGTAGACCTAGGCTTCCGCATGTTTGCAAGCCGAGTTAACCGTCGCACTGGAAACGTGTGGGGCGTTCCAGATGCATTCCCAGCTCTACCATGGGCTCACGCATACAACGAGTACCTCAAGGATGGTTCTCGCATGCTCAAGGCTCTATCAATGTTTGCTTGGCAGCTGAAGAGCAAGACCAAGACTGGTGCAACTAACGCAGCTGCAGCAATCGCAACCCCAGCAACCGCTGGCTCAACTGCCGTAGTTGGCGACAACATGGAGCTTTCATCGCTACCTCGTGCATCCTCTGTGGATCTTGGAGATGGACGCCCACTTGGATCGATGGTGGCGAGCGCCCTTGAAGTTTCAGTAGTTGCATTGCTGTCAGACCCAGGATCTTCGGGTGCTTATGGAACTGCACAGACTCTGGATGTTCCTACTCTAAAGGCAATGGAAGCTCGTCAGCACGTTTGGACTTTGTTCTACCGTCGCATTATGAACTTTATCGGTGCCAAGGATGTAGAAATCAACTGGCCAAAGATCGAAACCGAGCCAAGCCAGCGTGTTGCGCAGTCGCTAATTCTAGCCTACGAAGCTGGTGCGCTTTGGGAAGATGAGCTCCGTGACTCGCTAGTAGAGGCACTTGACATCAAGAAGATGCGATCGGATCTGCCTACTGCAAATGGTGCCAAGACTGGCGCTGCAGCCAGCGGTGGAGCTAGCGTTGTGCCTTCACAGGGTAACAGTGGGGCGGTTGGTTCAACCCAGAGCAACACCAATGCTACTCGAAAAGCAGATAACGCACCTATCGCCTAATTTTTAACATGCTATAATTACTGTTAGCATAATAACGCTATGGAGAACTTATGACAACTCAGCTCAATGAGAGCTTGGACTTCGCGCTTGCTGCCCCATCAAAGGGTAACAAGTGGAAAGTAAAGGTTATTGAGTCTGGCTGGGGTAGCTCTGGCTACTACGGCGCAGACATGCTTGCACACTATGGACCAAAGGTCTTCACCAAGGGAACTAAGGTTTTCATGAACCACCCTTCGGTATCAGAGGCTAATGACCGTCCTGAGCGTAACGTTGAGAAGCTTGCTGGAAAGCTTGTTTCTGACGCTTACTTCTCGGAGAATGGTCTAGTTGCCGAAATCGAATTCTACTCTCACTATGCTCCTGTTATCAAGGAGATGGCTGGCGATGTAGGTCTGTCAATTCATGCTATGGGTAATGCCGTCATGGGTGAAGCAGAGGGCCGTCAGGGCCCAATCGTCGAATCACTAGTAGCAGATCCGCTTACCAGTGTTGACGTTGTAACTGTAGCTGGCGCTGGAGGAAAGTTCCTCTCGCTTCTTGAAAGCTACTCCAGGAACGATACTGAAACCACACAGGTTGCAGAATCCCTATCGGAAGGAAATGGAATGTCCATTACCAAGGAAGAGTTTGAGGCAGCTATTGCTGAACTCAAGACTGCCTTCGTTGAGGCACTCTCGCCTGTGATCGAGTCTGTTTCGATCCTGGCAGAGGCTGCTACGCCAGCTGAGGTCGAACCAACTGCTGAAGGCGAAGCTGAAGAGGCTGAACCAGCAATTGACCCAGTTGACTTGGCTGCAAAGCTCAACGAGTCTGCTCTGCCAAAGATTGCCCTTACTCGCGTAGTAGAGGCTCTCAAGTCGGAGTCGAACACCAAGACCGCAGACGAGCTTATTGCTGACGAAAAGGCATACGTTGCCCAGGTTAGCGAATCGGCTGCAGCTACTTCGAACACCACTTTTGGCGTAATCGAGGAAGCATCGACTAACAACACCCCTGCAAACGAGCTTGACGCAATTGTCAGCCGTCTAGCTGGTAAGTAAGAAAAGGAAAAGTAAATGGCTCTTAATGAGATTTACAAGGTAGCCAGTGAATTGGCCTTTCCTGTTGCAAGCACCGTAGTATCGGGTGACCTTGTGCAGGTTGGTCAGGTTGTTGGCGTTGCACAGCAGGATGCAGTGCAGGGCGAGGATGGCAACTACTACGCTATTCTAAAGCTCGACGGTGTATTCAAGCTAACCTCGGCAGCAGCTTTCACTGTTGGCGCAAATGTTTACCTAACCTCGGGTGGCGTTATCAACGCAACCGCTTCGGGTAACAAGTTCATCGGCCACGCAATCAAGGCAAAGACCACCACCACTGCTGGTGACGTCTACGTTCGCCTGGTATCGGCAGCTTAAGGATAAAAAATGACTGAAAACATTACCACTCGCCAGGTCGAAGCTGCAAAGCTTCTTGAAGGTGCTATCCGTGGAGACAAGGCTGACCAGCTAAAGCTTCGCGAAGGTATCTCGACTTCGGACCTACCAGTACAGCTGGCTCCGACCATCAACAAGATCATGCTTCAGAACTACGCAGACCAGCCAAAGGTCTGGAGCTCGTTCGCTAACAAGCTTGTTGTAGACGACTTCCGCCCAATCAACTACCAGAACCTCGCTTACGAGGACGAGGGTGTTGACAACATGGGTGACAAGTTCCGCGAAGGTTCGCTACCTACCGTTGGCGAATACGACGAGTACCCAACTATCGGTTGGTTCTCTCTCAGCGAGGCTGAGTTCCAGGTTAAGAAGTCGGGTAGCCGAGTTCGTTTCAGCTGGGAGTCGATCGTTAACGACAACAACATCGGTCTACTTGAGCGTCTACCAATCGAGCTTGCTCGCAAGGCAGCTGGCAAGGAAGACGAAGAGGCTACCAAGCAGCTCGTTTCGGCAACTGGCCTAAACACCGCTAACTTCAAGTCGGGCAACCAGAACCTTCTTGCAGGTAACCCAGCTCTTACCCTTGAGTCGCTAGAGGCAGCTATCGTTGCTGCTAACCTACAGACCTACAACGGCAAGCAGATCACCCCATTCAGCCGCTTCATCCTAGTTGTTAACCCAGGTATGGAGCTAACTGCTAAGAAGATTCTTGCAATCCAGCAGGTACGCACCGAAGTTACCAACGGTAGCACCGTAACCTCGACTGTATCGGGCAACCCAATCGCTGCTTCGATCCAGATCGTTGTAAACCCATGGTTGAAGAAGATCAACAACAGCTCGGACAACTACTGGTTCCTACTTCCAGTACCAGCTGACACCATCAACCCAGGTGTTGTACTTGGCTTCCTTCGCGGTTACGAGAGCCCAGAGCTCCGCGTAAAGGCAAACGGCGGTCTATACCTCGGTGGTGGCGCAGTTCCAGTTCGTGAAGGTTCGTTCGACAACGACGACTACGAGATGCGAATCCGTCACATTGCTACTGGTGGCTTCCTAATGCCAACTGGTACCATCGCTTCGACTGGTGCTGGTCAGTAGTAACTAACCAAAAGAATTCCCTCAGCCGAAAGGCTGGGGGTTTTCTTTACCGCTTTTGAAAGGCAAAATATGGCTGCAAAGCACAGGGATTCAAAGAAGGATTCCAAAAAAGGTCATAAAGAAAAGAAGCATGGCAAGGGTCACAAAAAAGACTCTCGTCGAAAGTAGAAAAATTCCCTCAGTCAACAGGCTGGGGGAATTTACTTTTTACCCAAAACATGTGTTATAATAATCATCCCATTATCGAAAGGAAGCAGATGGATGTAACCGTCTACACGTTGCCTAGCTGTGCAATGTGCAACATGACAAAGAAGTATTTGGACCGACTCGAAATTAAGTATAGCGAAGTCGAGTTGCAAAATGATCCAGAAGCTGCTAAGATGGTAATGGAGGAATTGGGCTACAAGGCTGCACCAGTAGTTATTGCTGGAGATGCGCATTGGAGCGGATTTAAACCAGAACTTATTGCTTCACTTTCACAAAACTAACAACAACTAATTACACTGGAGGTAACTTGACAAACTTTTCATTTCGTCTAACCGAAGGTTTTGTATCTGGATACAAGACTAAAGAAGCACCATTTGGATACAAAGATGTTGCTGGAAACTCTGTGGGAGAGATTACATTCCTACGCACTTACTCACGCAAGAAGCCTGATGGCACCAAGGAGACCTGGGCTGAAGTATGTGAACGAGTAACTAATGGAACCTACTCGCTGCAGAAGGACTACGCAAAGCAGCAGCGACTTCCATGGTCTGATATGAAGGCACAGACTTCTGCAAAGGAATTCTTTGACCGACTATTCCACCTAAAGTGGACTCCACCAGGCCGTGGCCTATGGGTAATGGGTACTCCAATTGTCAATGAGCACAAGAACAGCGCAGCTCTTCAAAACTGTGCGTTTGTTTCTACTGCTGAAATGACCAAGGACAACCCTGCCAAGCCGTTTGAGTTCCTAATGGAAGCATCAATGCTTGGCGTTGGCGTTGGATTTGACCAGAAGGGTGCTGACATTGGCTTCAAGATAAATAAGCCAGGTGAACCGAAGGTTCACGTAATTCCAGACACTCGAGAAGGCTGGGCTGAGTCACTCGGCATGGTGGTTAATTCTTACCTAAAGCCTAACCAGCCAACTTGGGAATTTGATTACAGCGTAATCCGTCCACACGGTGAGCCTATTGCTACCTTCGGAGGCACTGCATCGGGTCCAGATCCGCTTAAAAAGCTTCATGCTGGTATTCGTAGCATTTTCGATGGACGTGACGGCCAGGAGCTTTCTCGCAAGGATATTGCCGACATTGGAAACATGATTGGTGTTGCTGTTGTCGCTGGAAATGTTCGTCGTTCAGCCGAGTTGCTAATTGGTCGCATTGATGATGAAGACTTCTTGAATCTAAAGAATCCAGAAGTATTCCCAGAGCGTAACAGTTATGATCCTGAAAACCCAGGATGGGCATGGATGTCCAACAACTCAGTTGAGGTTAATGTTGGAACTGACTTTAGCCCAATCGTTGATGGTATTGCACGTAACGGTGAGCCAGGTGTTATCTGGACTGACATGTCTCGTGCTTACGGTCGCTTGGCTGATGGTGTAAACAATAAGGACTGGCGTATCGCTGGATATAACCCTTGTGCAGAGCAGTCGCTTGAAAGCTTTGAGATGTGTACTCTGGTCGAGACATACCTCAATCGCCACGAAAGCATGGAAGACTACATGCGAACTCTTAAGTTTGCGTACCTCTATGCAAAGACTGTAACGCTTCTTCCTACCCACTGGGAAGAGACCAACGCAATCATGCAGCGCAACCGTCGCATTGGAACATCTATGTCTGGCATTGCCAACTTTGCTGATATCCATGGCCTGCCAACCCTACGCAAGTGGATGGATCAGGGATATGCAACTATCCAGCGTTACGATGATACCTACTCAGAGTGGCTTGGTGTGCGTTCGTCTATTAAGACAACCACGGTAAAGCCTTCTGGAACTGTATCCATCCTAGCTGGAGAGTCACCAGGTGTGCACTGGACTCCAGGTGGTAAGTTCTTCATGCGAGCAATTCGCTTCAAGAAGACTGACCCAATGCTGCCATTGTTCCAGATGGCAAACTACAAGGTTGAGGATGATTTGACAGATGTTAATAACACTTCTGTTGTGTATTTCCCAATCAAGACTGAATCGCAGCGAGCCGAGCGTGACGTCTCTATCTACGAAAAGATGGCTCTAGCTGCTACTGCACAGCATTGGTGGTCTGACAACTCGGTATCTGTAACGATTAGCTTCGATCCAGAAACTGAAGGAGATCAGATCGGCACTGTGCTGCACATGTACGATGGTCAGCTGAAGACTGTATCGTTCCTACCTTCAGGAAACTATACATATCCTCAGATGCCATATACGCAGATTACCGAAGAGGAGTATGAGGCATACGCAAAGACTGTGTATCCGATTGACTTCTCTGGAGTATATGCTGGACTTTCAGCTGATGCTGTAGGTGAAGCATACTGCACGACTGACGCTTGTGAAATCAAGTTAATCGTGGAGAATCAAAAGTAACATGATATAATATATACATACGAATGCCTCCTTGTTCGTATGTGTGTGTATAGGAACCCCCTGTTGAGCAGTGCTCCAGGGGGTTTCTTCTTTTACAGGATACAATGGTGTCATAATGATTATCTTTCCAGACAATAACCTTCCGCAACAGTCACAGGACTGGGCGGATAAGGTTGAGCTTGAAATTAAAAAGCTGGACAAGAAGTCTGGTGGCGGAGCTGGAGGCTCTGGCTCAGACGGAGCTCCAGGACCAAAGGGCGATCAGGGTGAACAGGGCATACAAGGAGAAGTCGGACCACAGGGTCCGCAAGGTGAGGTTGGACCCCAGGGCTTGCAGGGCCTTCAGGGAGAACAGGGTCCAGCAGGCATTCAGGGACCTGAGGGTCCTATGGGGCCTCAGGGTTTGCAAGGCATCCAGGGTATCCAGGGCGAAACTGGACCTATGGGACCGCAGGGTCCTCAAGGAATTCAGGGCGAACAAGGGCCAATCGGTGATACTGGACCGCAAGGGCCACAAGGTCTTACTGGTGCTACAGGAGCACAAGGTGACACAGGTCCGATGGGCCCTACTGGACCACAAGGTGAAACTGGTCCTACTGGCCCTATGGGACCTGCTGGCCCTACTGGGTCTACAGGTGCCAAGGGTGATAAAGGCGATCAAGGTCTTACTGGTCTATCGGCTTATCAAGTAGCGCAGTTAAATGGATTCACTGGTACTGAGCAGCAATGGCTTACTACACTCATTGGCCCTCAGGGGCCTCAAGGAGCTACTGGAGAGCAAGGTCCCCAGGGATTACAAGGTGAGACTGGTTTAACAGGCCCTACGGGCGCTACAGGCCCTCAGGGACCACAAGGAATACAAGGGCCCAAAGGCGACACTGGAGCCACTGGTCCAGCTGGTCCAGCTGGTGCTCCAGGTAAATATTTTTCTGGCGATGTACCACCAAGTACTCCAGAAGCTGATGATGTTTGGTTTAACACTACTAATGCCCGAACTTTTATTTTTATCGATAATGCTTGGCTAGAGACTAATCCAAATGAAATTGGCCCAATTGGCCCACAGGGGCCACAGGGTCAACAAGGCCCTAAAGGTGATACTGGACTGACTGGTGCTACTGGGCCTCAAGGCCCGCAGGGTATTCAGGGGCCTGCTGGTGCAACTGGTCCTACTGGACCAACGGGTCCCGCTGGGCCGACTGGACCAATAGGGCCGACTGGGCCAACTGGTGCAACTGGTCCAGCAGGTCTTTACATTCCTTCTGATACACCGCCATCCAATCCTGTAACTGGACAGGCATGGCTAAATACTACTAATAATAGTATTTATGTTTATTGGGATAGTTTTTGGGTTCAGGCCGTTGGTCCAGCTGGTGCCTCTGGTACAGTTGCTGTAAATGCACCTATTGTAAATACTGGCACTACAAATGCTGCTGTTTTAGGTATTCAGTCAAGCCCAAACTTCACTGGAGATACAACTCTTAACACAAACACCACAAGTGAATATCCACTTACTGTTGTGCAAAGTGCCAGTTCTGGCGCTGCACACCTTTCCTCTAAGGGTGATGGTTATTTAGGATGGATAGGCAAGCGTTCGGATAATACTCGTCGTTTCGCATTTGAATCTGGGCCGTCACAGGATAGTGGGGCAAACTTTGGTTTATGGTTGTATAATAGTAATCAAACTGCTAACAAACAAATATTTGGTGCAAATTATTCAACAGGTGCAATAACATTTCCAAATCAGCCAATTATTTCTGGTTCACTAAGCAAATCAGATGGCACTAATGGTATGGCAAATTATTTTTATACTATTACAAATACTGGTTTTACCGTTGGCACTGATCGCATTACCGTACCAGCAGCTGGAAACTATTTAGTAACTTTTAATACTATTAGCAATAGTACTACTGGGCGTGTTGATGCAGCTGTTTGGTTTAATGGAACTAATCAAGTTTCAGTATTGACCGAAGATAATGGTTCTGGTTATCACCAAAGATCAGCTTCAATAGTACGTTCATTAGCAGCTAATGATTACATACAATTTGGCAATACTAGCTGGTATAATAACACTCTTACTGGTTATGTAGAGTGGCGTACGTTCTCAATTACAAAATTGAGTTAGGATATATAATGGCTTTAGATTTTCCAAATAGCCCCACAAATGGGCAAACATTTACTGCTAATGGTAATATCTGGACTTACGATGGAAGTAAGTGGAATGCCACAAATTTAGATACTAAAGCAAATTTGTCTGGTGCTTCATTTACTGGTGCGGTAGTTTCAGCTGGTGGTGTTACTGGAACCACTCCACCAAACGCTGGTAGCAGTGGTGGACTTGTAAGTCGAGCACCAGCAAGCGGAACTCAGCTTGATGCTTATTTGCAATTTGTCAATAATGCAAATACAATTCAGTGGGGTGCAATTGCTGCAAATTCAAGTAATGCCCTTACTTATCTTGCTAGTAGTCATAATTTTGATAACTTAATAGTTGGAAAAACAAACACTGGCGGAACATTAGTAAACTCTAATGATTCTGGCTCATTGTCTGTTCGTGGCAATGCCACCAATGCTGCATCAATATCTTTCCATAGACCAGGCATTTATGCAATTAATATGGGTTTAGATACTGATAATGGATTCAAAATTGGTGGCTGGTCGCAAGGTAGCACTCCATACCTACAGATAGATACTAGCGGTCGTGTAGCAACACCATACAAACCTGCAATGTTCTTAGATGGTAACGATGCAGGATGGTATGCACTTGGTGGTCAAACCATAAAAAAGCTATCTGTCAGGGCTAGTCGTGGTGGACTAACTTGGGATGCAAGCACTGGCAGAGTAACTGTGCCTGTAAGTGGTTGGTACGCAGTAAGTCAAACTGGTTATTACGCTGCAGGATCTACTCAGCGTAGATATATTCGTCTAAACGGTGGAACCGTCTGCATGCTTCATCGTTATGAATACTACGATTCGCAAAACACAATATATGGTATTTTTTACGCCAACGCAAATGACTATTTTGATGTCTATCAAGATAGCGCAGTTAACCAATACTATGGCTCGGTTCACACTTACATTACTGTTGAATTTTTAGGATAGAAAACATGGATATAACAATTACTCTTACTGATGCCGAATACAAGGCACTAGCATACGTTGCACTTAACCCAGCTGAATGGGTGCAAAATGCTGCAACTGCACGTGCAATTGCTGGCATGGAAGAGATTTTTAATGCTGAGGTTCAGGCTGCATTGGCAAATCCAGAAACCAAATCAATTCCAGCAGATCGTGAAGCGGTAGTTCTGGCATCTACACTGCCTAGCGCAGCTGAACGTCAGGCTGCGTTTGAAACTAATACATTACCAGTTCAAGAATAATAATCATGGCTATCAATCTACCAGATAATCCGCAGATTAACGACATATTTACTTATGCCAATAGGAGCTGGAAATGGAATGGTATTGCGTGGATAGCAGTCTATACCAATGATATGATCGATGGCGGAACTGCCTAATATGATAGAATAGAGATATAATGAATATCCCAAGTAACATGTCTTATGGCACCGTAACTGGTCGCTTTTTATTGGCCTATGCGGATGGCTCTGACTCTGGTCAAGAGCCAGATGCTGTACCAGCACAGGGAAGTATTTATTTCTCTCCTTCTGCCAAGATCATCAAAAACAACACCGCTAGCCCAGCTCCAGTAACCATCCTCCCTGCAGTTGTGCATGGAACGCTTGACGTAAACGGCTACCTAATTGGCCCAGATGGACAGGCTGGTATTCGACTAACTGCTACTGACGACCCATCAGGAAATCCAGTTGACTGGACTTGGTCAGTATCATTCCAGCTTACTGACGCCGATGGAACTCCTGTAAAGGTGCCATCGTTCAGCATTGAGCTACCATCAAACACAACTGTAGATCTTACCAATGCTGCACCTGTGCAGGATGCAAATGGAACTTATTACCTAGTAGGTCCTACTGGTCCAGCCAACTCACTTAGCATTGGTACAGTAACTACTGGCGCTGAGGGTAGTCAGGCTTCTGCAACTATCACTGGAACTGCACCATCGCAGACTCTAAGTCTTACCATTCCGAAGGGTGACACTGGAACAGCTGCAACAGTATCAGTTGGTACAGTAACCACTGGTAATGCTGGAAGTTCTGCAAGTGTAACAAATGTTGGAACTAGCGGTGCTGCTGTATTCAACTTTACCATCCCTCGTGGAGACAAGGGTGAGCAGGGGATTCAGGGTATCCAGGGTATTCAAGGTATTCAGGGTGAAGTTGGCCCTCAGGGTATCCAGGGTATTAAAGGCGATAAGGGTGACAAGGGTGATACTGGTGCCGTAGGTCCAACTGGCGCTACTGGTATTACATGGCAGGGTAACTGGTCAAATACCGTTGATTACGTAAACAATGATGCTGTTTACTATGACAATTCCTCATGGTTTGCATCAGGCAATCCAACCGTAGGTGAAGTTCCATCCCTTACTGCAACTCACTGGTTCCCATTGTCGCTGCATGGTGCAACAGGTGCTACTGGACCTCAGGGTCAAGCAGCTACCATTACGGTAGGTACGGTAACAACTGGAGCTCCGTCAAGCCCAGTAACTGTAACCAACACTGGAACTTCTGGGGATGCTATACTTAACTTCAGTATTCCAAAGGGTGATACTGGAGATATTGGAAACATTTCTGCTGCATCACCTATTACTTACACTAACAATACTATTGGACTGAACCACAACGCGATTCAGTTTATTGATGGAGGAACAGCTTAAATGCCAGTTCAAACTGTAATTAAACTACGTCGCGAAACTGCGGCAAACTGGACTACTGCTAATCCAGTATTGGCACTTGGTGAGCCAGGTCTAGAAACTGACACTGGTAAAGTTAAGTATGGTGATGGCACTACTGCATGGGCATCGCTAGCTTACAGCACCTCTGACAGTGCATACAATCTTTACACTGATGTAAAGAATGGTTCTGGATCAAGCATTGCCAAGGGAACTCCAGTTTATGTTTCCAGTGCAAATGGAACTAACATGCTTATTTCAGTTTCCACCAATGCTAATGAGGCTGGATCTAGCAAGACGCTTGGTTTGCTGACTCAGACACTCGCAAACAACGGCATTGGTCGAGTTACTACACAGGGTCTACTATCTGGACTAGATACTTCTGCTGCAACCGCTGGTGATCCAGTATGGCTAGGTGTAAATGGTGCTCTAATTTATGGTGCAGCGAATAAGCCAGTGGCACCAGCTCACATGGTGTTCATCGGTATCGTAACTAGAGCCCACGCCACCAATGGCGAGATTTTCGTTCGTGTGCAGAATGGTTTTGAAATTGATGAGCTACATGACGTTCTGATCACCTCAAAGACCAACGGTGACTTGCTGAAGTACGACTCAGCAAGCGGTCTTTGGAAGAATGCTGCACAGTCAACTCTGACTATTGCCGAATCGCAGGTCACCAACCTAACTACAGATCTTGCTGCTAAGGCACCTACTGCTTCGCCTACATTTACTGGAACTCCAGCAGTCCCGCCAGCTGCAGTAGATACCAATACCACTCAAGCAGCCTCAACAGCATTTGTAGTTGGTCAAGCTGGTTCATCTAATCCACTAGTAAATGGAACAGCAGCAGCTGGGACATCATTACGGTATGCCCGTCAGGATCACGTACACCCAACCGATACCTCACGTGCTCCAGCTGCTTCTCCAGTTTTCACTGGTACGGTTACCACACCACTAACTACTGCTGGAATTGTTAAAACAAACTCGTCTGGTGTTTTGTCAAGCGTAGCTACCATTGATCCAGCTGACGTAACTGGCACTGCTGCGACTCTAAATGGAGTTCAGACTTTTACTAACAAAACATTTGCTAGTCCAGTGTTCACTGGTGCAATGATGGAAACAATGAATACTAGCGGAACTTTTGCTGGTTGGACATTCTACGCTGGAACAAACGGTGCACTTCAATACCCTTCTTCGGCAAATGCTACATCTAGTGGTTCGGTAAATATTACATGGACATCTGGAACAACCCTAAACAGTTACATGGCAAATGGCCAGACACTAACCGTAACACTCATAATCCCAAATGGCAGCACCGCTTATTACCCAACATCTATTCTTGTGGATGGGGCATCTGTGAATGTTTATTGGCAGGGTGGAACAATACCAAATGCTGGAAATATAAATTCTAAAGATGTTTATACTTTTGTAGTATTAAAAGCAGCTACCTCAACATTCTATGTTTGGGCATCAGTAACGAAATTTGCATAATCATGAGTCCACTTAATTCTAGTTTTGCTAACAGTTCAGCCAGGGGCACTGGCCATAAGTTAAACGGTCTTTACTGGTTAAATAGTATATCTATCGATAATTCAGTATTTTTAAATGGATTTAAAAGTGCTACTGAAGTAGCTTCAACTGGAGATGTATTTTCGGTTTCAAGTACTCTTTTGAGTGACTGGACTAACTGGTCCGTTGTTTTTAGAAAATATAATCAACGTGGTTCAAAATCATGGGTACTATCAAATTTGTTTACCTCTGGAAATATGGAATCTGTTGCCTCTGATTCTTCTGGAAATCTTTATGCAACATTTTCAAGTTTGGATGGATCCCCTGACGGTTATGGTGGATATTATGTAGCTAATCATTTAGTAAAATTTAATTCTTCTGGAACTATTTTATGGCAGAAAAAAATCTATTCTGCAAGCACTCAAGGTGGCGGGGTTTATGTCGCACCATCTGGAAATGTATATGTTCAGACAGCAGTTAACATATCTTATAACGTAATTTCCAAATTTGATTCAAATGGAAATTTGCAGTGGAATAGATCGTTTTATAAAGACTCAAACACTGCATATAGTGCAATGTTTGCTGGAGTTGGATTTGATTCATCTGAGAATATTTATGTAACCTGCATTGGAAGCAATGCTCCTTATGTTATTAAATATGATTCAAATGGCACAGCGCAATGGCAAAGAATAATAAATATAGGTTCTTCTGGAGTTTCTATTGGCGGAATTTCTGTTGACTCAAATGGAAATTCTTACATATCATTTCATGGTAAAATTGGAGCCAATCCAAACATGCAGTTTATTTTTGTAAAATTAAACTCATCAGGAACCTATCAATGGCATAAAAGTTTACCAAATAGCATTGGGTCAGATGGTGGCTATGCCTGTGGAACTGTAGTTGCAAAAAATGGAAATGTTTCAGTTGGTTTTTGGGATCCGTCATATGGTATACTTTTATCTCAATACGACACAAATGGCAATTTGCTTACGACTAATTACATTGGGTATTATAGTATTAATGGGATTGTAAACAATAATACAAATTCAAGTTTGTTTATTGCTGCTAATTACAATTACTATTCTGGAAATCCTCAGAATGGGTATGCCTATCTTGCAAAACTTCCAATTGATAGCAGTAAATCAACAAATTCAAACTGGTACATAGCACCAGGAAACTATGGATTTTGGTATTATGGTAACTATAATTACTATAATAGACTCGTATCCAACACCTCAGTATCTGTATCTGCTGGATCTGCAACGCTTGGATCATATGCTCCAACAATTGTAGCTGGATCAACATCATTTTCAGATATAACATCGACAGCCTTCCACATGACAACAGGAGTATAAATGCTATTTATTAATGACAAAAATGAATACCCACGATATATTGGTGATATTCAAGCTGAGTACCCAGAATGGCTACCAGGAGATGAACTTCCAGATGGTTGGCTAGAAGTTGCTGATACTGAAGTTCCACTTCCAACACTGGATCAGGTAATTGTAGAGGAATTCCCCGAGGAAGTAGATGGTGTACTTACTCGCAAGTTTACCGTTAGGGAACTCAATGATGAAGAAAAGGCGGTTAGGGAGGCACCAAAACGAGCAGTTGAAAAATTGGTCGCACTTGGCCTAACTGAAGATGAAGTAAGAGCATTGCTTAAGCTTAATAGATAACTAAATAGATTAAACCCCCAGCTTTTAGGCTGGGGGTTTTCTCGTACTGATAGAATAAATACATGCCTACCGTACCAGATATCACACCTCCAGACTACAGTTCTGTTGTAGGTCAAATCCGACTGCTAATTCCAGATGTAGATCAGCTAGCAGATCCAGCCAATCCATCAGGTGAGGCATCTTACATTTTTAACGATGCACAGGTGCAGGCTTTTGCATCCATGTATCTAAATAACATCAAGAAGGCAGCAGCTCAGGCAAAGCTTGTGCTAGCTACTAGCGAAGCTCTTATTAATAAAGTAATTCGCACTACTGACTACACCACTGATGGTGCAAAGCTCGGTGCCGAGTTACGAGCTCAGGCAAAGCAGCTTCAGGATGAGGCTCGTGAAGACGAGATCATGGACTCGGCTGATACTTTCAGTATTGTTGGATACACCACTAATTGGGATAACTCTTGGCTCTAAACTCTAGAGGGTCTATTGACCCACGCTGGCTGACCCATAACCGATCCGTAGGTTATGGGCTTCAGTTGGCGCAGGTGGAGATTTATAACCCAGCTGGCCTTAACCAGGACTATGATGCGGCCACCAATACCTGGTCTGGAAGCAAGACCGTAACCTACACTGGCCCAGCTCGCGTTCAGCCAATCAGCAATGCTGGTGACGCTGGAGATTCATATAATCCAACGCTGTTCCAGAATGTTCGAGTAGAACTTCCGTATGGCAAGAACTCACTTTCTGGAACAAATGGAGATCTTCCAGACATTCGACCAAATGACCGATTGATTGTAACTTCATCACCATACAACAGCGTACTTGAGAAGTTTGTATTTACCATCATTGGCGTAATGAACTCTAGCAATTCCTGGGAACGCACCCTTCTGTGCAGAGTAGATACCGAACTGGATCCAACGAATAACTAATGTCTAACAGAAGCGTACCTGGCGTTCGCCCAATCCGCAGGGGTGAGGCTAATCCTAAGGCTGCTTACAAGGCAAAGACCCGTAAGTCAACTAGGGCCAGAGTTCATAGCGGTGAAGGCTACTCCAAGGTTCGTGGCGACTCTAGATCACATTTCACGATTACAATTGAACACAGCAATTGGGATGATAGCGTATCTCAGGCCATTAGAACAATTGAGAGTAATCTAGGTTCAATTAGCAAATCGTTTAAATCTTTTGAGGCTAATAAATCAGCAGTTCCAGCTGGACGTAATTCTGATTTCTGGGCAACTGCAAGCTTTAAAACTAATGATACCAGACGCCTAGATAAGTTCACTATGGGCTCATTAGTTTCATTGGAAAAGTTTCCACAGAGCGCAGCTTCTGAGTTGCTGAAAGATATTGGTAGCATAGGTATTTCCGAGATCCGAGCTGGAATCAGGAAACCAGAAAATGCCCCAACATCTGCTCGTTACGATACAGGTCTAATGTACAATAGTGTTGACTCAAAGATTCGTAAAAACAAACATTCAACCAGTGTTGAAATTGGCTGGACTCGAGACTTCTATAAGTACTTTGATTTCCAGGAACGTGGAGCTGGAAGCATCGGTGCGATGAACGCTATTCGTGGTGGATATCGTCGCACAGTACCAAAGGCTTATGGTCTCATGGGTCGTTACTTTAAAAACTATACTATTAAATCTGGATCAGCAGGAAGGTATACCAAATGAGTCTAGACCTCCTCTCTGTGCAGGATGAAATTACAGCAAAGCTTCGTGAGCTCCCACAGGATGTTTATGAAACTACAGCACCAGATGATTCTAAGCTACGCTTTGACGTCTCTGGAAACATTCTGCCATATATCGTAGTCATGTATTCTGACATGTACGAAAGCACTGATAGCAATGGCGTTATTGGCACTCGTTATGACAGCAAAGTTTCATATGCTGACATTATGTGTGTTGGTCCAACTGAGCGATCAGCACGTCAGGTGGCTGGCGTAGTTCGTGATAAGCTACTTGGCTTTAAGCCAAATGATGCTGGACAGCTTATGCTTGATGGTGGAACAGCTTATGCCACTAAAGATAATAAGCCAAACCGCTATGCAGCTGAGGTATCATTTGCATTCCCAGTTAATACCTCATGGTAAAATAGAACTTAAATGGAAGGATTCTAATGGCTTTCGCTAAGAATACCAAGACTGGCTTGACGGTCAATGTCCCAGAACACTATCTGGGCCACCCAATTTTGGGCAAGAACCTTGTTGCTATTGGCAGTGAAGTTCAGGCTGCTCCAAAGAAAGAAAAGAAAAAGGCTGTACAGGCTGAGGTAACTGAGCCTATTGTGCAGGATGGAACCGAACTGGAAACCCCAGCAGGAACCGAAATCGAGGAGCAGCCAGCTCCACAACCAATCATCAACGAAACAGAGGAACTAGAAGATGGCAACTAAGCTACTTCGACCTAATGTTGGTATCTATGTAGCTGCTGCTGACGCTTTTGCTAACTGGGCAGCACCTACTCTAACTGAGATTACCGACGCTACTAAGGTCTTCAATATCTCGCAGGCTATCACTGATGCCTACACCCTTAACATGACTGACTCGGATGTTGACAACTCGCTTGCGATTGTTGACAACGCTTCGGTTTCGACTCCAACCATGTACAACTACGAGGCTTCGCTAGACGCATTCCGCGATGCAGACCCAGAAGCTGACTCGGCATACAACTTGTTCTACAACAAGTTTGCAGAGGCTCCAGTAGGTACCAAGTACTTCTTGATCAAGCGTATTGGTAAGGCACACAATGCAGCATTTGCAGCTGGTGACCTTGTCAGCGTTTACGGTGTAACCACTGACTACGCAGTTGACGTTGTTGCTGATGGCGCAATGATCATGACTGGTGCTCGCTTCTTGACCACTGGTCAGCTTGCAGTTAACGTTGCAGTTGGTGCTGGTACTGCAGGTGCTGGTCCACTAACCAAGACTGTAGTTGGTACCAAGATCCAGTCAAACGGTAACCTAGCAGTTTACTGGGTTCCAGCTGGTGATGTTGCTAACGAAGCTGCATTCCTTGCAACTCCTACCGACTTCCAGATCACTAGCGGTGTAAACCTAACCGATGCAATCGCATGGGACGGTTACGACCTAGGTGCTGGCGAGTCGAACAAGATCGACGACAAGGGCATCGCAGATGCTTCGAACGCTCAGAACCGTGGTTTTGCACAGTTCACTGGTTCGCTAACCTTCTTCCGTGGTATCACTTCGGAGGCTGGCACTGCATACGCTAACGCATTCGACACTTTCAAGTCTGCAACTGACGTTCGCCCAGGCGGATTCCTTGTAACTCGTGTTGGTGCTGGTGCAGGTGCTGTTGTTGCTGGTGACAAGGTTTCGATCTACAAGTTCATTGCTGACGCTGCTAGCGACAACACTGAGGGTGAGGACTCGGTGAAGTTCACCGTTAAGTTCCAGCCACAGGGACAGATGTCGCTAAACAAGACAGTTCTTGTAGACTAACAAAAGACCAGTCGGGGGAGAGTTTGCGCCCATTTGCTCTCCCCCGACTCTAAACAATTTAATGGGCATTTTTTGATGGAAGGCGCAATCCAATGAATGAAGAAATCGAGAATGTAATTAATCTCGTAGAAGCTGCACAGAAGAAGGGCACGTTTAGCCTTATTGATGCAGTTAAAGGGCAGTCGAATCCAAAGGATTCAGTGGACATCTATCTTGATGCTGAGGCTGCCTATGACCTTAAGAAGGTCAATGAAAAGCTAACTGGCATTGGTGACCCAGAAGCTCTTGCGGAACTAGAGGCAGAAGCTGCAAGGCTGTCAGAAAAGATCATGAAGTCAAAGGTTACTTTCCACATGCGTGGAATCGACCAGCGTGAGACTGAGTTAATCGAAGCTAAGATTCGCAAATACTGGGATACTGAAGATGATGAAACCGCATTCCTCACCGAGTACCTCTGTGCATTGATCGCTGCAAACATTGTTAGTGTCGAAGATGCTGATGGCAATGTTGACGATCATGTATTCACCTCAAACGAGATTCGCAACATTCGTGAAGTAATGCCAGTGGAATCCTGGAATAAGCTGGTTCAGACTATGCAGGGATTGACCCTGGCCACTGGCTACTTTAAAGGACTGACTGATGCAGGTTTTTTACAGAAGTCCTAACGTGGGAAAATAATCGCCCATACATTACAAAGATTCGTGCAGCATTGAAGGCTGGCATTCGTCCAGTCTCAATGCTGTTTCACGAACAGCCGACAGATCCATGGGATGAATTCGATTTTCTGCTAGTTGAGGCTATGCAGATGCTTGAAGATGAGACCTGTCCAGAATGTGGAAATCCAATCTGGATCTGCCGTAATGAAGAGGCGTCCAACGTTGGGTTTAAAGTTAAGGTTACAACTTGCTATGCCAAGGCAGAACTAGATAGATGGAATGCCAGTAACCAGAAACGTAAAAAGGAACTTGGTCCAGGCGAAATGTCGTATGTTGTATCGTACACATATGATGGAAGCGATATGCCTACTCGCAAATCATTCTATGAGGGCCTATCGGATAAGATAGAATAATACAAAGTTTTCTAGATATGGCGGTATGTTTTGGCTACTAACATCATGGACCTTGAGGCACGTCTCAAGTTCTC